GAAATAAGAACTGTCTTATAAGTTAGGTGATATAGGAGAAAAATATGCTAATCTAAATAAAATTGAATATGAAGGTTCACTTGATAAATTATTTAAAGAAGATGTTAATAAGTTTATAGAGTATAACTTACGTGATATTGAAATATTGATTGAGTTAGATAAGAAACTACAGTTTATAGATTTAACAGTTAACATTTGTCATTTATGTCATGTACCATATGAAAACATTTATTACTCAACAGCATTAAATGAAGGTGCTATTCTAACATATTTGAAACGAAAAGACATAGTTTCACCCAATAAACCAACTACTTATAACCCAGCATTAAAAGAAGAGAATGAAGAATATGCTGGTGGTTATCTTAAAGATCCAATACCTGGATTATATGAGTGGGTATCTGATTTAGACTTTACTTCACTGTATCCATCTATTATCCGTAATTTGAATATGGGTATAGAAACATTAGTTGGTAGAATACAAAATAGGGATAAATATGATAATAAATGGGGATTAGGTGATTTAAAAGAATTAGAACCAGATACTGATATTATTATTGAAAAAGTAACACCAGACAGAAAAGTAAAGGTAAGTAATATTAAAGCTAAAGAATTAATTGAACTAATTGAAAAAAATAAATTAATCATATCTGCTAATGGTACTTTATTTAGAAGAGATAAGTCAAGTATTGTAGTAGAAATATTAAATGACTGGTTCAATAAGAGAAAACAATATAAGGACCTAATGAAGGAAGCTTATAAAGTTAAAAAAGATCCAGTACTAGGAGAATTTTATAATAAGAGACAACATGCCTTTAAAATTAAATTGAATGATGTATATGGTGTATTTGCAATTAATAGTTGGAGATATTCAGATGGTAATTTGTTTATTAGTAAAGCCATCACACTTACAGGCCAACGCTTAGACCAAGAAAGTATTAATTTTGTAAATAGTAAGGTTAGTAAAGAATTAGGTGTTGAAAGAGATTATGTGATTACCGCTGACACAGATAGTTTGTTTTTTGAACTAAAAGACTTAATTAGAAAACGTAAACCAGATGTTGATATTAATAATAGAGAACAAGTAGTACCTGTAGCACTTGAAATAACTAAAGAATATCAAGATAAAACATCTCCATTCTTACAAAATCTATGTAAGTCATTATTTAATGTTGATAATGAGTATTTTGAATTGAAACAAGAGGTTGTGCTTGAACGAGGTTATTTTGCTGGTAAAAGAAGATATGCTCAATTTATTGTTAATAAAGAAGGTGTACCAACTGAAGAATTAGATATTAAAGGTATGGATGTGATGAAGTCAAATATGACTCCATTATATTGTAAGTTTGGAGAGGAAATATTACTTGATATCATGTATGGTAAAGCTAAAAAAGACATTGATAAAAAAATTATTGACTTTAAAAACACATTAGCTGCTTTACCTTATAAAAGTATAGCTAAACCAACTGGTGTTAGGAACATTAGAACATATATAGCCTCAGCTCCATCATCAGGACAAATATTTTCTAAACTAGAAAAAAAATGTCCTATTAATACTAAAGCAGCTATTTACTATAATGACTTATTACGCTTTAAAAAACTAGATAAAAAATATTCATGTTTTACTGAAGGTGATAAGATGTATTATGTTCAATTAAAGGACAACCCATATAAAATTGAAGTATTAGGTTTCACAGGTAATGACCCAGAGTTCATAAATGAGTTTATAGAGAAATTTGTTGATAAGGAAGAGGGATTTAACTCAATATTATTAAATAAATTACAAGGTATATATAATGATTTGAAATGGTCATTTCCTTCTCTTAATGCTTATATAAATAAATTTTTCTCATTCTAAAAAAGATATTATATTTAATATATGCAAAAACAAACATTAACATTGGTTATTGACAAATATCATCTAAATGGTATTGTTGAGTCAGTTAAGTGGGTAGTTAAAGATAAAAACATAACTGTTGACTTTATTACACCAATGAAGAATTTAGTTGGTAAAGTTACTAGCCCTAATTTTAATTTAGAAGACGCTGACTTAGGTATATATAATACTAGTCAATTTAATAAGTTAGTTAAGATAATGGATAGTACAGTGGTTTTAGGTTTAGTTAAAAGTCCATATGGTACACCAATTGAACTAACATTAGCTGATAATCAATATGACCTAAACTATTATTTATCTGATTTAATGTTGATTGAATCAGTGCCAAATATTAATGAACCAACTAATTATGATGCTACATCAGAAATTGAACCTAACTTTATTGCTATGTTTACTAATGCTAAAAAAGCATTAGGTGATGTTAAACAGTTTACTGTACAAACAGAAACTAAAGATGATGAGACAAGTTTATTAGTGACTATTGGTGATGGTAATAGTTATGCTAATAAAATTAAGTTTAAAGCCATATGTGAATCAATGTTTGGGTTAAATGAAACACCATTTCCAGCTGATGTGATGATGGAGTTGTTAAAAGCAAATGAAAAGGCTGATAGTGGTACTATTCAAATTAGTAATGAGGGATTAATGAAAATATCATTTGTAGAAGGAAGTATAGAATCTACTTATCACTTGGTTCGTCTTTCTACTCAATAATATATTTATATACACAAATTGAGATACAGGTAGGTCTCAAGTTATGTATTAATTAACCGCCACCTTAGGGGGCACAAAAACAAATATTATGACACAATTAACACATTGGGGTATTGACCCGTTTGACATCGTGTGGAAGAATTTTTTTGACACGAACTCAAATTTTAACACAATCAATCAAAAAATCAGCTATCCAGTTGACATTTATGAAATAGAAACTGGGTTACGATTTGAACTTGCAGTAGTAGGTCTTACAGAATTAGATTTAGACATCCAAGTAGAAGGTGATACATTACGTATCAAACATGAACGTCCAGAGCATGATACACATCAATACATTCAAAAAGGTATTGCCCGTCGCTCATTTGACTTGGCTTGGAAAGTAGCATCTAAATTTGATTTGCGTAATTTAGAAGCAGTATTAGATAAAGGTTTACTTATTATTGATGTTCCTTATTCAGCTGAACAGGCTCCAAGGAAAGTAGAAATTAAAGTAAATAAAAAACAAATCCTTAAAGGATAATTAAAATGAGACCTACCAAATCTCAGTTATGATTTCAAAACAAATAATTTATTTTCAAGACAAAGCTTATATTCTAATTAGACGTATACTTGATGATCCTAAGTATACAGGTGATAATCTTGATTTATTAATGCAGTGGTTAGGTGCTGATAAAGTATTAAGAAAGGAAGGTTATTTATTTTTTCTAGATGAAATAGAAGAAGCTAAAATACTTGGATTCAAGCCAAAAAATTAATATATTTAATAAAATAAAGAATATGAGTAAATTAGAACCTATCAATGGTCATATTATAATCAAGCCAATTGATAATGAAGAACAAATGATTGGAAATATTGTTATTCCAGATATGGGTAAGGAAAAACCTGAAATTGGAGAAGTAATTGCTATTAGTAATACTTACAACTGGCATAAAGGTGAAAGTGTCTTATCTCAATTAAAACCAGGCCAAAAAGTACTTGTTCCTAAAATGGGATCAGTTAAAATCACTGTAGATGGAGAAGATTATATTGTGACCAAAGAATCAGAAATTTTATCAATTTATGAGTAAAATTATAATTTATAACACAGAAGCGAGACAGAAACTTGCTAATGGAGTAGATAAGTTATCTAAAGCCGTTATCACAACATTAGGTCCATTTGGCCGTAATGTTATTATTGAAAAAGAAAATGAATTACCTCAATCAACTAAAGATGGAGTCACAGTTGCAAAATCAATCAAACTTAAAGATCCAATTGAAAATATTGGTGCTGAAATTGTTAAACAAGCTGCTATACGTTCAGCCAACACAGCTGGAGATGGTACTACCACTACTACTCTTTTGGCTAACACTATGGTTAAAGAAGGCTTGAGTAAAGTTAGAGCTGGAGCAAATGCTATTGAAATTAAAAAAGGTATTGATAAAGCTGTTAAACAAGTAGTCAAAGCACTTAAACAAAACAGTAAAGATATTTCATCTGAAGAACAACTAAAACAAGTAGCTACAATTTCATCTAACAATGATGAGTTCACAGGTAATTTGATTGCTACTGCTTTAGAAAAAGTAGGTCGTGATGGAGTAGTTGCTATTGAAGAAAGTAAAACAGGTGAAACAACACTTGAAGTAGTTGAAGGCATTCAGTTTGATAGAGGTTATAAATCACCTTATTTTGTTACTAACAATAATACAATGCAAGCTGTGCTTGATGATCCATATATTTTAATTTATGATGGTTGTATTAATACAGCTGCTGAGTTATTGAATGTACTTCAAAAAGTTAATAGTGAAAATAAATCATTATTAATTGTGGCTGAAGATATTGATGGTGAAGCATTAGCAACACTTATTGTTAATAAAATGAGAGGTATTGTTAGAGCGGTAGCTGTTAAAGCACCTGATTTTGGTGAGCGTAGAACATTGTTATTAGAAGATTTAGCTATTGTTACTGGTGGTCAAGTTATTAGTAAAGAAAAAGGATTAAAGCTAGATAAGTTAAATGTAGCTCAATTATCAGCCTATTTAGGTAAAGCTAGAACAGTGACTGTGGGTAAAGAAAAAACAACTGTTATTGATGGTAAAGGTACTGAAGAAGCAATCACAGCTAGAGCTGAAGAAATTAAAACACAAATTGATCAAGCACAATCATTCTTTGAAAAAGAAAAATTACAAGAACGTTTAGGTAAACTTGTAGGTGGAGTTGCTATTATTAATGTTGGTGGTAATAATGAAATTGAGTTAAAAGAATATAAAGATAGAGTAGAAGATGCTTTATTTGCTACTCGTGCTGCTATTGAAGAAGGTGTATTACCAGGTGGTGGTGCCGCTTTATTATATGCTAGAGAAGCTATAAATGAATCAATGGATGATAGTGTTGACTTTAATATTGGTAAAAAAATTGTCTACTCTGCTTTATCTTCACCTTTTATTCAAATTTTAGACAATGCTGGATTAAATAATCCAACTTGGTATATGTATGAACTAGGTAAGTTAAATGGTACTTGGTTTGGTTATGATTTAAAATCAGAAACATTTGTTAATATGGAAGATGAAGGTATTTTAGATCCAACTAAAGTAACTCGTTTAGCAATTGAAAACGCAGCTGCTGTGGCAGGTACAATATTAACAACTGAAACTGTTGTTCATGAAGAACCAACAGATAAGAAAAAAGAAGATAATTTTGGACCTGAATTAGGGTATTAAATTGATGGGTATTTATTAGTATGATACGATTAATTGATTTATTGAAAGAAACTTTGACAGGATTAGATTATATACAATCTATTCAATCTAATGAAAATTTTGATATTTCACAGCCTTTATATCATTTGGTATTGCAATCTAATTTGGATAAAGTTCTTCGCGAAGGATTGAAACCATCAATACCAAAAGCATCAACACATGGTGGTAAGATTAAAGGTGAGTCGTTTGCGGGTGTTTGGCTATCATCAATTGACGATCCTGGAGCTATAGTAGATATACATATGTTGCCTAGAAAGTATGAGCGCGAAGGTGTAGTACTGCAAATAGATGGCAATAAACTAGATCCAAAACTGTTTTCAATAGGTATTGAAATACCAGCTGATTTATTGATAAGAGTACAAAATGGCGAAAAAATATCTAGAAATGAGTATTACCAACGTTCCGATGAAATTGTCTATTTAGATACAGTACCTCCATATGCAATCACAATTAAAGCACCTTTATTTAATCAGTAGGTTAGAGCAAGCTTCAGTACTCACGCTGTTACAAGTATGGGGAAAAAAAGCCATGCCATTGGTTTGATTCCAGTAGGGTCAGCAAAATGGAAGTTTATATATTAGTGTTTTTATTTCAGGTTATGTTTAATATCTTCAAAACAATGGAGATAAAATATACCTATGAAAACAAAGTAAATGAGTTAATGCTAAATTCAATTTGGATTAATTTAGTATCTTTAGGATCAGTTTACTTTGCTATTGATAATTTATTTAAAGGAAATTGGTCTGTAATTATAGTTTACATAATGGGAAGTGTAGTTGGAAAGTGGGTAGCAATGAAACATTTTGAAAATTATAGGCAAAAAATATATCAAATGTTCTTTAAAAAAAAAGAGGATAAGTAAAATGAAGATTGTATATTTACGTGAATAAAATTTATGGAAGTATTTGGTTATTATTATTTATTAACTCTTCTATATTGCATAATAATGCAAGCAAGAAACTGGAAGCGAGATGTAATGACAGGTGGATTAGGAATAACCCCTGGTTTAGATATAATTGCTTTATTAATTATGTGTTGGATACTTGCTCCTGTTGGTATATTTTTAACTTGGGTTAAAGTGTATAAAGAAGCAGAAGAAGCAAGACGGCATGGAGTTAAAAAAAGATTGTAAGGTGGTGAAAAGTAGCCTAGGCTATGGTAGACACTCCCACTCGTCTTGTGGGCGCGGAGTTCGAAACAGGTAAGTAATATGGGTTGACCACGTAGCGCGCTATGTTGTTATTTACCGAATCACCGTGTGTTGGTTCAAGTCTAACCCTTACAGCATACCTAATTTGAGCAGTAATGCTCATGCCAGTTTGACTCCAGCCTTAGGTATACATATAGAAGAAAATAAATTATGAATATATTAATCAGAACTTTATTTTGTATCTTTATAATAATGCTAACAAGTGTTAGTAAATTTGATGGTAAGAAGTTTGAGATTGATAATAAAGATAAGGTTGTTGTAAAGAGGCAAAATCCATTTATAGTAACGGTAACAACGTATACTATAAATGAATCAGAAACGGATAGTTCACCAACCATAACGGCTAGTGGATTTGAAGTAAGTAGAACGAATCCTAAAAAGCATAGGATAATAGCTGTGAGTAGAGATTTAAAAAAGAAACTTAGATTTGGAGACAAGGTAAGAATTACCGGAATTGGAAAGCTAAGTGGAGTATATGTAGTTAGAGATTTGATGCATAGTAGGTGGAAACATAAGGTTGATATTTTAATCAATCCAATGGATAAGCATACTAAGTTTCATAAAGCTAAACTTTACATATTATAAGTTACCTCGGTGGTGTAATTGGTAGCCACGAAGGACTTAAAATCCTTTGGACAGAAAACGTCCGTGCCGGTTCGACTCCGGCCTGAGGTACAATATATTTATTATTAACAATTAAAACAGGAAACATGAAAAAAGTATTGTTTGCAATTGCAGCTGTGATTACATTTGCCGCTTGTAACAACTCAAGTGAAGGAGCCGCTACAACTGTTGATTCAACTGCTGTTGATTCTACTGTAGCCATAGTTACTACAGCTGCTGCTGTTGACACTATTGCTTCTACACCTACTGTTGAAGCTAAGTAATTTTATACTTAGTAAAACTTAATTGAAGCTACTAATATTATGGCTTCATTTTTAAGTTCTTTGAATTTATGGGGGTGACTGGAATTGATTTATATGTGAAGGTACCACTACATGCAGGCATTTGAGTATACTGCCTTAGAAGATACTAAACAATAAATGACGAAATGTCAACAATGACCTTCGACGACTTAGTAGCGTTTGTAGGCGCTGAAGAGTACGCGTATGCGGCTTAAGTAAGCATAGGGGCAGCTGATAGCCTTGCAACAGAACAGCAGTGAGTCGTACACTAAAGAGACGGCGTTTTGGACACATATTGTGAACCATGAATTTCCTTGTTTATAGTAAAATAAGGTGGTGGAGCCGACGTCAACCAAAACTGACGTTCCCAATTACTGATCAGCTTGCAGATCTAAGCATGTGAAACGTTAGTGTTATTGTTCCATATAAAGACAGGAGTTCGAATCTCCTCACCTCCACAAAATAAATTATAGCAGTTCATATTGAACCGCTTTTTTTTCATATTTATTATTGATAAAAACTAAAAATATGAAACAATTCTTTAAAAATCTATTTGATGATTCAAATTCAATTAATGAAAAGTCAGTAGTTGGATTTACAGCCTTTTTAATGATGGTAATAACCTTAATCGCTGATATAATAACAGGTATAATAGGTAAAAATATGCCTATTCATGAGTTTGTATTTAATGGATTTATGATAATTGTATTAGGTGCTTTTGGAATTGCCTCTGTGGATAAATTTATCAATAAGAGAAAAGGTAATGAATAATAAAAAAATTGTATACTTGGAGATGTGAACATGTCTCATTCCTCAAATTAGGCAACCCAAGAAATTTTTATTAAATTAAAGTTATATGGAGAATTAGACAAATCATATGGTAGTAGGAATAATTATTACACTTATAATAGTTATATATATAGCTATATTGTGGGTTAGAGGAATAGATAATATGAAAAAAAATCATCCTGATTATAAAGGTGAAGATTGGTTAAATTGGGATGATAATAAAATCCATTCAGAAGGAGATTTTTAACCTCAATTATTATACCATATTCATAATATGAACCAACCAGTATATCCCAAAGACAATAGTAGTATAGAACGAGCGCGAGAAGCATTTCGAAAAAAAGTAGCTAATTGGAATTGGGATACAGTTGATGAAAATGAATATCAAGGTAAACCTAGAGGTCGTAAAGCTAAAATAAAAGAAAAACCTAAGGCTAAACCAAGAACAAAAAGTGAACAACAAGTTATAAGTAAATTTTTTAATTATTAAAGCATAACCAATGAAAAAAATATTATTAGTATTATTTTTAAGTCTGTCTACAATTAGTTATGGACAAATTAAATCATTAGATAATTTTGTTAATGAATGGTTAAATGTACCTTATCGTTTAGGAGGCAATTCTAAAACAGGAATTGATTGTTCTCAATTCACTAAACGTTTATATAAAGAAGTTTATGATAAACAATTAGAAAATGTAGCATGGAAACAATGGAGACAAACAAAACGAATATCTAAACCTAGTTTAAAAGTAGGTGATATAGTATTTTTTAATAGTAGTTTATCACTATCAGGATGGCATTGTGGAATATTCATTGGTAGAAATAAATTTGTTCACGCTTCAAATAGAAGAGAGGGAGTGATCATAAGTGATCTGAATAGTTATCCTTATAACAGAAGTTATAAGGGTGCTGGAAGACTTTAGTATATTTAAATAAAATAAGGTTATGAATATAGTTTATGATATCAATCCCACCACTGGGATAATGAGGCTTAAGTTTAAAGATAATTTACTTAAATCATTAGATAAAGATAATAGAGAAGCGTTTGACAAATACCTATTACCTCTATTGGCTATGAATGATAAGTTTGTTTTGACTGGTAGCTTATCACTTAAGTTACTTGGTTTTGAACCATTAGATAAAGTAGGTGATTTTGATATTGGTTTAACATCAGCATTCACTGAGGAAGAATTTATCACAATTAAAAATTTCTTTGGTTTTTTTACATCATATGAAGAAAAATATGATTATAAACCAGATAAAAAAGAATTTGATCCAAATGCTCACTTATGGCAATTTAGTAAACATTGGGAGGTTAGTGTGTCAGTACTAGATAATACACTCAATAGATCAGCTAAAATTAAAATAGATATATTCAATGATGAAATACTTAGGAAAAAAGACATTATTGAAATATGGTATGATGATTTTCCAATTCATCTAGTACATCCAAGTATTACTTACAGTTATAGAATGAGATATGCTCTAGACCAAAGAGGATCTACAACATTTAAGTATTGGGAGTGTATGAGTGAGTTTATGAGAGATGCTAAACAATATTATCTTAAAATTAGAGCTATTTATAAAATGATATCTCATGTTCATGAACATAATGTTAATGTTGAGGGTAATAAAGATAAAATTCTTAAAATAAGAGAATTAGTTGATAAAAGAGCTTATAATATGGAGAACTTTTTTGAAAAAGTATTTAAAGAAACACTTGATCCCTTCACTTTAACAATGGAAAAAGAACATGAGAATTTTATTAAAGGAATAAAGTTAGTAGATAAAATAAAATTATGAAAATAGTAGCAATTGGAGATGTTCACGGACGCTCACTATGGAAATTAATTGTTAATCAAGAACAAGATGCTGATAGATTTATCTTCATTGGTGATTACTTTGATTCATTTGATATTAAGGGAGAAGAACAATTAAACAATTTCCTTGACATTATTGAGTTTAAAAAAACAACTGATAAGGAAGTCATTATGCTTATTGGTAACCATGACTATCATTATTTTCCTGAAATAGGAGATACAGGTACATCTGGTTATCAAAGAATATTTAAACATCAGATTGAACCAACAATTGATGCTAATAGAGGGCATCTACAAATGGCTTATCAGTTTGATGAGTATTTGTTTTCACATGCTGGTGTTAGTAGTAAATTTATGGATAGTGTATTTGGTAGTGATGGATGGAAAGTAGAAACAATAGTAGAACAAATTAATGAATTATTTAAGTATAAACCACTAACATTTGGTTTTGGAGAAGCAGTTAGTATAAAGAAAATGAGTTACCTAGATCCATATGGTGATAATGAAGAACAATCTCCAATATGGATTAGACCTCGTTCATTAATGGCTGCTAACAAAGATACATTACGTAAACAAGTAATCCAAGTAATTGGACATACTCAAGTTAAAAAACTTGATTTAGAAGGCTCTCAAAAATCAGCTGGTGGTAGATATTATCTTATTGATTGTCAAGAAACAACAAAAGAATATTTGGCAATCCAGGATAATAAACTTATTATTGGAACAACAAGATAATTTATGACAGGTAAAAAAGAACCAAAATGTAAATGGTTTATTGTTATGAACTCTAAACTAGAGTATTTTAGTGGATTGATGTATGGTGGCCAATTAGTATGGTGTGATGATTATAATGAGGCTAAACCATTAGATGATGAAGCTAAATTTAAAACATTACAATACATGTGTTGGGATGAAGAATTAATAATGGATTATATATGAGTAAACATAGTTTATGGGTGGAACGATACAGACCTGATACATTAAAAGGTTATCTAGGAAATGAAGTGTTTACTGAATCATTAGGTGAATGGATTGAGAAAAATAATTTTCCCAATTTATTACTTTATGGTCCACCAGGTACAGGTAAAACAACTGCTGCTAAATTAGTAGTTAAAAATATTAATTGTGACTTTTTATATCTAAATTGTTCTGATGAGAATGGTATTGATGTAATTAGAGATAAAGTAAAACAATTTGCTTCAGGGACTACATTTAAACCACTTAAAGTGGTTATATTAGATGAAGCTGATTTCTTGACTATAAATGCTCAAGCAGCACTTAGAAATATTATTGAGACATTTAGTTTAAATACTAGATTTATTTTCACTTGCAACTATGTAGAACGTATTATTGATGCTTTACAATCACGATTAACTAGTTTTCATTTAGCAACAGCTGATATTAAACTTATAGCTAAACATTTGGTTAGTATACTTGATACTGAGGGTATTAAATATGATAAGCAAGACATAGTTACTGTTGTTAAAAAAACTTATCCTGATTTAAGACGAGCAATTAATATATTACAAAGCAATTCAGTTAAAGGTAAGTTAACATTAAGTGAAGTAATAGATAGTAATTATATTGAACAAGTGATTAATGAACTTAAATCTAAAAAGAAAATAGCATTCAATAATATTAGACAAATTATAGCTAATAACAATATAAATGATTTTACTGGTTTATATAAATCATTATATGATCATTATTCATCTCCAGAGTCAACAATAGTTATAGAGGAATATATGTTTCACTCAACTACTATACCTGATAAAGAAATTTGCTTTATGGGTTGTGTAGCTAAACTTTTAAATTTATGAATCAAGAACAACCAAGGTTAAACATTGATTTAACTAAAACACAAGAAGTGGTTTGTGACAAATGTGGTAGTAAGGTATTTCAAGAAGGACTAATGCTTAGAAAAGCATCTAAATTCTTAACTGGTACAACCCAAGATGCTCTTATTCCGCTACCTGTATTTAATTGCGCAGCGTGTGGATATGTTAATGAGGAATTTTTACCTGAACCATTAAAAAATAAAAATAGTGAATCTATTTGATTGGTTAAATGAAATAACATATCATAAACGTCTGTGGACTACATTTACAGATGAAGATAAGGCTGAGTTTAATACTTATATGATTCATAGATTCATTAGTATGAATTCAAATTATATTGATGCTGTTAATTTAATTCAACGCTATCCAGATTGTCCTAAAAGAAAGGTATATCAATTTTATTGTGAATTATTACCTAAACAAAAAGCATTTTTTAGATATATTAAAGCAAGTGCTAAGGATGATCTAGAAACAATTAAAGCAATAGCTGAGTACTACCAATATAGTACTCGTGAAGCAAAAGAATATATTAGTATAGTAGATATTAACAATATTAAAAATGTGCTTAACTTGGGACAGTCAGGTACAAATAAAAAAAGGAGAAAAAAATCATGATTACATTTACATTAGGTGCTTTGGCTGCAGTTGCGGTTGGGGTACTAGTTTGGCTCACAGTTAGTATCATTGGATCACTAAAGAGGGTCAAGTTATTAGAAAATGAAAACCAAGTTCAATGGAGAGAAATTGAAGAACGTTATAACTCAATTGAACGTAAATTAGATGAAGCAATTGATATTGTCAATCATAGAGTTGATGATAACTTTAGTTACACTGATTCACGATTTGATAAATTTGCTAATACAATTGAACGTGACTATGTTTCAAAAGTGGATAAAAACAATAATACAATCAGTTATAATAATTAATAATTAACCCACTTGGCTGTCCCAATTAAGTCATTTAAATTTAGGTTATGCATATATCAGATTCAAAATCATATCGCGAATACATGATTATGATGGAACGTGAACGAGAAATATTAATGGAACAAAGTCGTATGAAACACACTAAAGACAATATCACAAATCAAGTAATTGAAGATTTAAAAGCTAGAGCTGAATGTGGTTATAAAAAATATAACACAACATTAGGTGAGAATAATAAGGATAATTATATGAATCATCTATATGAAGAATTATTAGATGCTGCTCAATATATTAAAAAAGAACAATCAATTATTCCTGATATACAAAATCTAATTGAACAATATTCTAACAATATGGAGCTGGGAGCTAAGATAAGAGAGATATATGGCAAAAAGTAAGCTAACAGAAATTGAACTTAAAATAAAAACACATCAACTTAAAGAAGTTGATTATAGATACCAATCAACAGTATCATACTCTCAATACTTAATATGGCGTAAATGTCCTCACCAATGGTATTTAGCCTATGTTAAGAATTTAGCTCCATACTCAGCCTCAATTCATACTATATTTGGAACTGCTATTCATGAAACAATGCAATATTATCTTAAGGTAATGTATGAACAAAGTGGAGCGGCTGCTGATAGAGAAGATATAGTAGGAATGTTTAACGAGCGTTTTAGAGCTGTTTATAAGGAACAATTTGAAGCTGCTAAACAACATTTCTCTAATCCAGATGAAATGAGAGAGTTTTATGAGGATGGAGTCAATATACTTGAGTGGTTTAAAAAACACCGTGGTCAATTCTTCACTACTCGTAATACAGTGTTATTAGGTATTGAAATGCCTTTGATGGTTGGTTTATCTAAAAATGTATTTCTGAAAGGTTATATTGACTTTGTTTTATATGATAAGGATTTAGATAAAGTTTATATCTATGATATTAAAACATCTAGATCAGGATGGAGAGATAAAGATAAAAAAGATGATATTAAACTAGCTCAAATATTACTTTATAAAGAATATTTTGCTAAACAATATAACATTGATATTGATAAAATTGAAGTTGAATTTTTTATATTAAAGAGAAAGATATGGGACAATGATGCTTTTGCTATACCTTATATTACTTCATTTAGACCAGCTAGTGGTAAAATTAAACGTAAACAAGCAGCTGAAAAGTTTAGTATGTTTTTGAATGAGTGTTTTGATAATGATGGTAAACATGTTATCAAAGAGTATTCTAAAATAGTAGGTAAAGATTCTTGTACCTATTGTCCATTCAATAATAATAAAGAACTCTGTGATAAGAATGTCGCTTTATAATCTCCATATATATTTATATACATAAAATATAATATATGGCGGATAAAAGTAAATTAACTAGTGTTAAGGTTAATGAGACATTATTTGATGAGTTTAAAGTGTTATGTGTTAGAACAAAGTTTTCACTTCAAAAATTAGTTGATAGAAGTATTCATTTGTATTTAACTGACAATGATTACAGAAAAAAACTTCATAGTCATTTAAATTTATCATTATCAGGTAGTAAACAATCTTAAAATTTAGTCTAAATAGTGCTATGAAAGAAGGTTATTTACCTCAGGCACAAAGGAAAAAAGTCTTATTATTATGTGATGATATCAGAATGACATCTGGTATTAGCACAATGGCTAGAGAAATTGTATTAGGTACAGCACATCATTACAATTGGGTTAATATTGGAGGTGCTATTAACCATCCAGATCAAGGCAAACGCTTTGATTTAAATGCTGATACTAACAAACATGCTGGTATTGATGATGCTAATATTATTCTATATCCAATTAGTGGGTATGGAGATGCTCAGTATATCAGACAGATGTTAGATTTTGAAAAGCCAGATGCATTAATGATGTTTACAGACCCAAGATATTGGATTTGGTTATTTCAAATTGAAAATGAAATTAGGAGAAGAATACCTATTATTTACCTTAATATTTGGGATAATTATCCAGCTCCATTATATAATGAATCATATTATGAGTCATGTGATGGGTTAATGGCTATATCAAAACAAACATTTAACATAAATAAATTAGTGTTAGGTGATAAAGCTAAAAATAAAGTATTAAGTTATGTACCACATGGTATTAATGAGAAAATATTTTTCCCAATTGATGATACTTCTAAACTAAATAAGGTTAAGAAAAAATTATTTGGTGATAAACAATATGACTTTATTTTAATGTTTAACTCTAGAAATATTAGACGTAAGCAAATACCTGACACAATGGCTGCGTTTAAGGTATTTTTAGATAAATTACCAAAAGAAAAAGCTAATAAATGTGCTTTAATTTTACACACACAGCCTATTGATGATAATGGAACTGACTTATATGCTGTACGTGATATGTTATTTACAGATGAACAGTATAATCAAATTTATTTTTCAGATTCAAGAATATCATCTCAAGATCTTAATTTAATTTATAATATTAGTGATGCTTGTATATTATTAACATCAAATGAAGGATGGGGACTATCATTAACTGAGGCAATGATGTGTGGTAAACCAATTATTGCTAATGTGACTGGTGGTATGCAAGACCAAATGCGTTTTGTAGATGAGAATGGTAAGTGGATTAATTTTGATGCTGATTTTTGTTCTAACCATTTTGGCAAGTATAAACAATGTGGTGATTGGGCTATACCAGTATTTCCAAGTAACATAAGTATCCAAGGTTCAGTTCCAACTCCTTATATCTATGATGATAGAGCTGATTTTAGAGACGCAGCAGATGCTATTATGAAAATATATGAAATGGGAGATGAGGAGCGTAAGTGTAGAGGTAAATTAGCTCGTGAATGGGTAACCTCAAATGAAGCTATGATGTCAGCTGAAAATATGAGTAAAAATGTTATAAAACATATTAATGAAGTTTTGGCTAACTGGAAACCAAGATATAAATTTGAATTAATTAAAATTGAACCACTTAAAAAAAAACATATTCGTCATAAATTAGTTTATTGATAGTTATGAAACCATTATTAGTTATAAGTTGTCCTATTGAGACAATGTCTGGGTATGGAGCTAGAGCTAGAGACATAGTTAAAGCACTTTTAAAATATGATAAGTATAACATTAAAGTCATATCTCAACGTTGGGGAAATACAGCATGGAATGCCTTAAATTTAAATAACCTAGAAGATAAAAAACTGCATGATTTAATTTGGAAACAACCTCAATTACCTCAACAACCAGATATTTGGATTCAGATTACAGTACCAAATGAATTTCAAGCAGTAGGTAAATTTAATATTGGTATCACCGCCGGTATTGAAACTACTGTTTGTGATCCAAGCTGGATTGAAGGTATTAATAGAATGAATTTAACATTAGTATCATCTAATCATGCTAAAAGAGTATTTGAAACAAATTCATTTGAAAAAAGAAATAAGCAAAACAATCAGCTTAAAGGAATGATTAAATTAGAAAAACCAGTAGAAGTTTTATTTGAAGGAGTTAATTTAAATGAATATTTCCATGTTGATGATAATGATTTAGAAGATACTGAGTTAGTAACATCATTAGATGATATTGAAGAGGATTTTAACTTTTTATTTGTTGGACATTGGTTGCAGGGTGATATTAATGAAGATAGAAAAAATGTTGGCTACTTAATTAAAGCATTTTTAGAAACATTCAAGAACAAAAAAGGAACTAAACCAGGTTTGATTTTAAAGACCTCTCAAGTGACTAACTCTATAATGGATAGAGATGAGATACTTAAAAAAATAGATGCTGTTAGACAAACTGTTAAAGGTACTTTACCAAACATATACTTGTTACATGGTGATCTAGAGAATAAGGATATGAATGATTTATATAACCATGGTAAAATAAAAGCAATGGTGTCATTAACTAAAGGTGAAGGATTTGGAAGACCATTACTTGAATTTAGTTTAACTAAAAAACCCATTATAGCTAGTAACTGGAGTGGACATATTGATTTCTTACACCCAGAATATAATGTTTTAGTGAATGGTACTTTAACTCCAGTTCATAAATCAGCTCAAGCTAAAAATATGATATTAGCTGAGTCACAGTGGTTTACACCTAATGATGAAGAAGTGGCTGATGCATTTAAATCAGTTTATAATGATTATAATAAACATTTAGAAAAATCTAAACGTCAAACACATTTTGCTAAAACAAATTATTCATTTAATAAAATGGCTGAGATATTAGATAATATTTTAGAATCAAAAGTACCTAAACAAGTTGAACTTAAATTACCCTCTCTAAAAAAAGTAAATAATGATGAATTACCTAAACTTAATTTACCTAAACTTAAAAAAATAGAGTGATGACAAGTAGAGATTTTATTATATGGTTTAGAGGATTTGTAGCAGGTAGTGATAATTTTAATTTAACACCTGCTGGATGGGATGAATTAAAAGAAGTATTAAAAACAGTAAAATTAGAAAACAATGAATGATAAATTAGTAACATGTGCTCACTGTGGATCAGATGCTTGTTATGAACATAAACAACAAGGTATATCAATTTGGAGTTGTATGAGTTGTGGATATACAACTAACGAATTAATGATTGAAGGAAGTGAGTTAGTGACTCAAACAGAAGAAGTAATGCCTGAGTTATATAAAGATATTAAGTTTATTGATACTGATAAACATGTTTGGTATCCAACAGTTATTAATATTCAGGATAAAGGTACTGTGTTTGTAAATGGTACTAATAAAGATACTTGGGGTTGGGCAGGTATTAAAGCTATAGAAACAACAGATGAAGAAAAAGAAAAACTTAAAGATGCAACTCATAAATCAGATCCTAAAACATTAAAAACATTTACTAAAGACCAATTTGATGAGGCTTGTCATTATATTGGTTTAATTTAAAATTAAGTTATGACTACTATTAGTTTTGCTATTACAGCATGGAATGAATATATTGAATTAGAACGCTTATTAGATCAATTAGTAACTATTATTAAACCAGGAGATGAAATAATGGTTCAACTAGATAATACAGCTATAGACAAGGTGAAAAAAGTAGCTGGTAAATATAATGTTAGTCAAAAATTTGAATATCATAGAATATCATCCTCATTAAATGGTGACTTTGCATCATTTAAAAACAATGTTAAAGATCATTGTACACGTGATTGGATATTCTTTATTGATGCTGATGAATACTTAAGTGATGGATTAGCTGAAAACATTCATAATATATTGGATATGAATAAAGGTTTAGTTGATGTTATAGCTTTACCTCGTATTAATACAGTTAAAGGATTAACTCGTGTTCATATTGATAAATGGAGATGGTTTGTAGATGATAATGGTTGGGTTAACTACCCAGATTATCAAACTCGTATTTGTACTAATAAAAAAGATATTCAATGGAAAAATAAAGTACATGAAAGATTATCTGGATGGAAAACAATAGCTAATTTACCTAAAGGATACGAATTAATACATCCTAAAACAATTGAAAGACAAGAAAAACAAAATAAGTTTTATGAACAAATTTAAAGTAGGTGTTGTTGGAAATGGTTTTGTAGGTGAAGCTCAAATATTTGCTTTTTCTCCTACAACAGATATGAAAGTATTTGATGTTGATCCTCTTAAATCAACACACACATTACTTGAAGTATTATCTCAAGATTTTATATTTGTATGTTTACCAACACCAATGAGAGAAAATGGTGAACAGGACTTATCATATGTTGAAAATTTCTTTAGTAATATAGGGTTACATAATACAGAAGCTATTTTTATTTTAAAATCAACTATATTACCAGGTACCACAAAACAATTGAAAGACAAATATAATTTTAATATAGTGTTTTGTCCTGAGTTTTTAACTGAACGAACTGCTAAATTAGACATCTTAAGTCAAGCTAGAGTTATATTTGGAGGTGAAAAACATTTAACTGATAAAGTAGAACAATTATTCAGTCAACGATTTGCAAATAGACATTATATTCATACTGACTCAACTACAGCTGAGTTTATTAAATATATGAATAATACTTTCTTTGCTACTAAAGTAAGTATAATGAATGAATTTTATAGAATGTCTAAGGTATTAGGTATTGATTGGGAAACAGCTAAACATGGGTTTGCTTCAGATGGTAGAGTAGGTGATTCACACTTGCATGTACCAGGACATGATGGTAAATTAGGGTTTGGAGGTACTTGTTTTCCTAAAGATATAAATGCTCTTATAACACTAGGTAAAGAATTAAATACACCTATGCATATTTTAGAAGCAGCTTGGAAAACAAATCTAGAAGTTAGACCAGAACAAGATTGGAAACAAATGAAAGGTAGAGCTATAAGCAAATGATTTTTTGGAGAACATATAATAATAAATTATATAGTATTGATGAAGTAGATAAATTAGGTTTTTCTATTAATGATCCATCTTATATACCTGATGATTATTTAAATAATAAAAACTTTATAATTTTAAGAACATGTTTTGGATTAGGTGACTGGGGTATCATCTCAGCTATGCCTAGAAAATTAAAAGAAAAATATCCTGACTGTAAAGTATGGATCCCATCACCAAAATTACTTCAACAACTGTTTGGCCATTTAGAAAAAAATTGGTCATCATGGTCAGATCCATTTCAAGTTGTTCATACTATATTTGATAATAATCCTTATGTTGATGGATTTATTGACTCATTTGAAGGTGAAGTGTATAATGATCATTTTAGAATTTATGATGAAGTAAATGAGCCATTATTAAAACAAATTTTACAATTTTGGCAATTTAATGAAATTAATGATATACAGCCTGAGTTATATTTTTCAGAACAAGAAAAAGAAATAGGTGACACTATAATTAAACAACATGTTGGTGATCAAGACTTTGGTTGTTTATTATTATCTAATAGATATAATTATGAATCTGATAATATTCTAATTGATGAGTTAAAAAAATATAATTTACCTTATTTCTACTGGACCAAAGATCCATTATCAATGACCCGATTTAATTTTATCAATCAGGTATTGAATATGAGAAATATTGATACTCAGATACAACTATATATTAAAACTAAAGCTAAAGTTAATATAGGTAATCAAGCAGGCATAACTCAATTAGTTGTTAGATACTCAAAAGTAATAGAGTTACAAAGACAATTTCCAATATCATCTAATATTATTGATGGTGAAACACTAGTGTTTGATCCATTAAAGGTTAAATTATTAAAAAATGTTCCTGATAAATGGGAATCTAAAACAACTACATCCTTAAAATTTAAATCAGAGTTAATTGATTTCTTTAATAAAGATAAGTATAAAAATTTAACAGCATTAGAAGTAGGATCATCAACTGGATATACAACTAGGATATTAAGTAATTTATTTAAGTCAGTTACAGCTATAGATGTTTTACCTGAACGACATGAGTTTTCAAAAATTAATGTTAATCATGAATGTGATAATATAAATTATGTAGTAGCTGATGTGTATAATAAAAAATGGGATTTTGGTCATCACGATATAGTACTAATTGACTGTATACACACATATCAACATGTTAAACAAGATATTTTAAATGTTATAGAATTATGTAATAAACCAATATTAGTGTTTGATGACTATGGATTATTTCCAGACATCAAACAAGCAATTGATGAATTTATAAACACTGGTCAATTAGTTGTGTTAGAGTATATAGGACATCATGCTGGTACTATTATACCAAAAACACAAAATAAGATTTTGAAACATTATGAAGGTATTATATGTCAAGTAAAATAGCTATATATACATCAATATTTGGTCAATATGATCCACTCACAAATCCATTAGTTAAGCCATCTAATTGTGATTTTATTTGTTTCACTGATTCAGATTATAAATCTGATATTTGGAATATAAAAAAAGTTCCTATTATTTATAATGACTCTAATAGAAATGCTAAAAAATTTAAAGTATTACCTCATAGGTATTTAAAAGAATATGAGTATAGTATTTGGATAGATGGTAATATGTTATTACAGTCTGATCCAAATGAATTAATAGAGTTAGTTTTAAAGTCATCTAATGTAGCTTTTTTTAGTCACGCTAATAATATTTTAGATCCAAGAAATTGTTTATATGATGAAGCATCTCATATTATTCAAATTGGAAAAATAAACTATCAGAAAAATCCAGAACGAGGAATATTAGCTTATAAAGATAATCCTGATATTATATCAAAACAAATTGAAAAATATCAGTATGCTGGTTATCCTAAGAATAATGGTTTAATAACAGGTATGGTTATAGTACGTAGACATAATGAATATGATTGTATTCAAACAATGGAAAGTTGGTGGGAAGAAATTTCATATAATTCTAAACGTGACCAATTAAGTTTTAACTATTGCGCTTGGAAAAATAATTTAAAATTTGAATATATACCTGGAGACTCAAGAGACAATAAGTATTTTAAAAATCTGGGTAAACATATAGGAAAAAAATAATAAATGAAAAATATAGTTTTTATACCTTTTATTAAACGACAGCAAGAATATACTAGTAAATCTAGTATTGGTAAAGTAGGTCGAACTGATGGATATGAGTTTGGTATAGATTCTTGGAGGCAGTGGTGTAAAAAAAATAATTGTGAGTTGGTTATTATGGATCAACTACTAATGCCTGAGTCTGAAATGTTAATAACATGGCAACGATGGTATGTTTTAGATATTTTAGTACATAGTGGTATTGAATATGATCAAGTATTAGTTGTTGATGCAGACTCAATAGTACATCCAGACTGTCCTAATTTTTTTAATTTGACAGATAGAAAATTTTCTAGTCCATTAACAGATGGTGATTATGAATGGGTGTCAAGAGCTATAAATGGCTACTCTAAAATGTTTTTTAATAAAGAATGTTGTATACCTAATTATGAATTTTTTCAAACTGGATTTGTTATTGTTAATAAAGATCATAAAGAATTTTTATCCAAATGTATGAGTTGGTATTTACAAAATCAACAAGCAGTGATTCAATCATATGAAACTTTATTAACAGGTAGTGATATAACACTTATAAATTGTTTACGTAAAGAATTTAATATTAAATTAAATATATTACCTAGAGAATATGGTGTAATGGATTTAGCTAGAAAAAATTTATTATATATCTCTAAACAATGTTGGTGGAAAGATGATTTAACAAATCTATATAACTCAGGATGGGTTTATCAATTTAATGCTATACCTCAAAATGAGTTAGGCCGCACTAGAGCTTATTTCATGCAACGTATATATAATGAATTATACAAATAGTTTGGTAAAACATAAAAAAATAATTATATTTAGAATATGCAAAACATACCTTTATTTAAAGTACATATGGCAGATACAGCTCCTGAGAAAGTAACTCAAGTGCTTAAAAGTGGTTTTATTGGCCAGGGACCAGTGGTTGATGAGTTTGAGGAGCATCTAAAAAAATATTTTAGACATGATAAAATCTTAACTGTTAATGCTGCTACATCAGCTGAACATTTAGCATTACATATGCTTAAAAAACCATCTAACCATATGCTTGGATTTGATGGTTATGCTACTTCTTATTGGCCTGGAATACAGAATGGTGATGAAGTGTTGACTACAGCTTTAACTTGTACAGCCACTAACTGGCCTATACTAGCTAATAACTTTAAGATTAAATGGGTTGATATTGATCCTGATACATTAAATATGGATCTAGATGATTTAGCTAGAAAAATTACTCCTAAAACTAAAGCTATATTTGTAGTGCATTGGGGTGGTTATCCAATTGATTTAGATAGGTTAGCTGAAATACAAAATCAAGCTTATAAGTTGTATAATTTCAAACCAGCTATTATTGAGGATTGTGCTCATGCTATGGGCAGTAAATATAAAGGTAAATTAATTGGTACACATGGTAACATTTGTACTTTTAGTTTACAAGCTATTAAACATATCACCTCAGGTGATGGTGGTTTATTATTTTTACCTCATGATGAATTATATAAAAGAGGTAAGCTATTGAGGTGGTATGGTATTGATAGAGAAGGTAATCGTAAAGATTTTAGGTGTGAAGCTGATATTTCAGAGTGGGGATTTAAGTTTCATATGAATGATATTAATGCAGCTATTGGCTTAGAGAATTTTAAATGTATTAATAATATAGTCTTTAAACACAAATCAAATGCTGCTTATTATGATAGTGAATTACAAAATATTGATGGTTTGACTTTACCTAAACGACATAGTGATAGAGAATCAGCATTTTGGATTTATAGTATTTTAGTAGAGCGTAAAAATGATTTTCAACGTTATATGGCTGAGAAAGGTATAGCATGTTCACAAGTACATGAGCGTAATGATATTCATAGTTGTGTTAAAGAATATAGATCATTACTACCTAATCTAAGCAAAACAGTTCCTAAATTATCATCCATTCCAGTTGGATGGTGGGTGACTGAAGAACAAAGAGAATATATTGTTGACTGTATAAAACAAGGATGGTAATATGTTTATAGAACCAAAACATATCTACTCTTCATATGTAGATAATAATATAGGTAAAAGTATCTATGATGTAGTTATAACTAGCAAACCTAAAAAAATTATTGACTTTGGATTGCTATATGGTTATTCAATTATTTGTTTAGCTCAAGCAGTTAAAGATAATGGGTTTGGAGAAATTATTGGATATGATTTATTTGAAGAATATCCATATAAAGCATCTGATAAAAGTATTGTAGAATATAATTTAAAATATTATAATCTAAAACAATATGTTACTTTAAAGAAAATTAATTTTAATGATTGGTTAAATCAAGATGAAGAATTTGACTTAATACATTTAGATATATCTAATGATGGTGATACAATATTATCATTGTATAATAAGTACCCAACCTCAAAAATTATTTTTGAAGGAGGAACATTAGAGAGAGATAGTATTAGTTGGATGGAAAAATATAATAGAACTAAAATACAATCAATTCAATCTATCACTAATTATAAAGTAATCAATAATAAGTTCCCTAGTTTATCAGGAATAAATCTTTAAACAGATGAAAAAAATAGCAGTTATAGCTTCTGGATGGCATTATGCTTCACAGTTCTATAAGGCATTAGCTAATCAAAATAAACAAGATAATGTTATTGATTTATTTACAATAAGTCATCGTAGCCCAGAACATATAGATGCCATCAGTGAAAAAGAATCAATTCGTTTATATAAAGGAGAAGATATACTTAAACATTTAGACACAGCTTTATATAATGAGATATTAACAATAGATATTATTAAAAAATTAGGATGGAATTATATTGAAAAACCAAATACAATTGGTGACATGGAAGTGTTTAATCAATGGTGTGAGGACTATGACTATACTAATTATGATATATTTTTAGTAACACATGATGATAATTTAATATTATCTAATACTTTGTTTATTGATATTTTTAATCCTGAGTTAACATTATTTAAACCTATAGAATCTAGTAAGTATGGAGTAAGTAACCATCAATTTAAAACAGAAATTGTTCCTAATAAAAATGATTGGATGTTTTTAGATAATGGTTATACAGAACAAATTCCAAAAGCATTTACACCACGTGGGTCATTTTGTTTTTATACTAAAGAATTTATTGACATGTTACCTAAAAATAGATTTCCAATGGATAATATTAAGGTTAATCGTGTTAATAAAACAAATTCTCCAAAATATAATGATATCACTGATTGGAATACAACAGCAGGTAATTTAAGAAATTTTATTTACAATAATAATCTTATAAACTCAGTGCGTTGGTTTTCTAATACAAAACGAATTAGTAAATATTGTATTGAAGGAGAAAGAGGTTTTATACATACTTGTGATAATGATGAGGCTAGTAGATATTTTAGTAATTTAAATAAGGCTATACAGCATAATAATATAAGGTATGAAAATCTGGAATTATAGTAGTTATCAAGAATATAAGGATAATCAAATTAGAGGTAATAGAAATAAAATAAAAAATTCATTTGTTGATCCAGTATCAATTGATATGATTTGTAATTATATATTTAAATTACAAACACCAAAATTTATATTATGTCATGGTACAAGACAAGGTTTAGAGCAACAATATTTTAAGCAATCCTTTGCTAAATTAAATGTTGATATTAATGTTTTAGGTACAGAAATTTCTCCAACAGCAATTAATTTTCCTAATACTATTGAATGGGATTTTCATAATGTCAAAGATGAATGGGTATCAAATGTTGATATTGTATACTCAAACTCAATTGATCACTCATATAAACCATATGACTGTTTAAAAGCTTGGATGTCATGTTTAAATAAGGATGGTTTATGTATTTTAGAATACAGTATTGTTTGTAATAAAGTATTTGATCCAATTGATCCGTTTGCTTCAACATTAGAAGAATTTACTGAGTTTGTAAGTGCTGATTATGAGTTAGTAGATGTTTTAACTAATGATAGTTTACAAGATTTAGGTCATAGTCATAAAGGTATACGTCACTTTTTTATATTAAGAAATAAATGAAAGTAGCTTTTTTTACTGAGATGGAATTTGAAGGTAAAGTACCTCGTAATCATTTAAATATGAGAACTGAGTTTGCTTGGATGGTTGCTTTAGAAACTGATCATTATAATATAAAACAAATACCTACTGAGAAATATGATTTAGGAATTGTTATTATACCTAAGAAAAATCCTGATTTTGATTTAGATAATTTAAAGTTAAGCTGTAATAAGATAGCTGTGATGCAAGAGGGACCTAATTGGTTTTGGCAAGACTATGACTTAACAAAACAAATTTGGTATTATAATACTTTAACTTCAGCTGATATTATTTTTACTCATAATGAAACTGATAAAATATATTATCAAGGATTAACTAACCACCCAAATGTTAGAGTTATGTCTTCACTTATGATTGAAGATGCTATAGGTGAATTAGAACAAGTAAAAAGACAGGGTGTTATTATAGGAGGTAATTTTGTGTCATGGTATGGTGGATTTGATTCTTATATAGTAGCAAGTGAAATAACTGATAAAGTATTTGCTCCATCAATGGGTAGAAAACAAGTAGGTGAAGAACAATTAATACAACATTTACCTTACCTAACTTGGAAACAATGGATACATGAGTTAAATAAATTTAAATATGGAATTCATCTAATGAGAACTCATGCTGCTGGTACATTTGCTCTTAACTGTGCTTACTTAGGTATACCTTGTATTGGGTATAAAGGGTTAGATACTCAAGAAATTTGTCATCCTGATTTAACAGTTGATGTAGGGGACTTGGTTACAGCAAAAAAATTAATTAAATTATTGAATAATGATACTGTATTTTATAATAACTGTAGTCAAACTGCTATTGATAATTATAAAAACAAATATACAGAACAAGTATTTAAAAGTAAATTTGGAGTATGAAAGTATTAGTTACAGGAGGTGCTGGTTTTGTAGGCACTAATTTAATTAAACAATTATTAAAAGAAGGACATAGTGTAGTGTCAGTTGATAATTATTATACTGGTTTAAAATCTAATCATCAAGAAGGAGCTCAATATATTGAATTTGACATTAGAAATATTGATGATTACTCAGTATGGGGAGAATTTGATGTTGTCTATCATTTAGCAGCTATAGCTAGAATACAACCATCATTTAAAGAACCATATGATTATTTCACTACTAATGCTAATGGTACCTTTAAAATAGCTAAATATTGTTCTGAAAAAAACATTCCATTAGTTTTTGCTGGTAGTAGTTCTCACCACTCAGGTAAGTTTAAAAATCCTTATACATTTAGTAAAGATATAAGTGAAGAAATTGTTCAACTATTTCAAACACATTATGGATTAAAGGCATCTATTGCTCGTTTTTATAATGTGTATGGCCCTCATCATTTAAAAGAAGGAGGATATTGTACTGTAATTGGTAAATGGGAAAAATTATATGAAGAAGGAAAACCACTTATAATTTATGGTACAGGTGAGAAACGTAGAGATTTTACTCATGTAAATGATATAGTAAGTGCTTTAATATTAATAGATAAAAAACAAGCTTGGGGAAATATATTTGAGTTAGGTAGAGGTAAAAATTACTCTATTAATGAAATAGCTAACTTATATAAAACTAATATAGTGTATGAAGATAATAAACCAGGTGAAGCTCAAACTACATTATGTATGGTTACATTAGCTAAAGAAATATTAGGATGGGAAGCTAAAATTAATATTGAAGATTATATAAAAGAATATTTAAATAAATAAAAATATGAGACATGCTGTTATAGGTGGAGCTGGTTTTATTGGACATCATATTGTTAATTACTTAATTAATAGAGGAGATGAAGTTATAGTTATAGATAATTTAAATACAGGTGTTATTGAAAATATTAATAAACAAGCTATATTTCATAAATTAGATATTGTTTATGATGATCTAAAACCAGTATTACAAGGGGTTACAAATATTTATTTAACAGCTGCTTTAGCTAGAGTACAACCATCAATTAAAGATCCAATATCATTTAATAAAGTTAATGTTGAGGGAATATTACAAGTACTAGAAGCTAGTAGAGTAGTAGGTGTGAAACGAGTTATATATTCTGCTTCTAGTAGTGCTTATGGTAATGCCAAAATATTTCCAACACCAGAAACAGCTTCAACTAATCCATTAAGTCCATATGGATTACAAAAATATATTGGAGAACAATATTGTAAATTATATAGTGGATTGTATGGATTAGATACAGTGTCATTAAGATATTTTAATGTGTATGGTGAAGGAATGCCATTAACAGGAGCATATAGAACTGTTATTAGTATATTTGGAGAACAATTTAAAAATAATAAACCATTAACTATAACAAATGATGGTAACCAGTGTAGAGATTTCACATATGTTAGTGATGTTGTAGCTGCTAATATATTAGCTGGTGATTATGAAGATAAATTAAATGGAGATGTGTTTAATGTAGGTAATGGAGGTAATTTTTCTATTAATGAGGTAGCTAGTATGTTTAGTGATAATATTATATATAGTGAGCAACGACTTGAGCCTATGCAAACATTAGCTGATAATAGTAAATTACAAAATACATTTGGATGGTCTCCAAAAGGAAATTTGAAACAATGGATAGAACAATATAAAAAAAGTTTAATATGAAAATAAGTTTTATACAACCAAGTAGAAATAATCTAAAATATCTTAAGTGGTCTTATAATTCAATTAGAAAGAATCAAAATAACCATGAAGTTGAAATTTGTGTAGCTGATGATTTTAGTAATGATGGTACTTGGGAGTGGTGTCAAGAAAAAATGGCTAGTGATTCTAATTTTAAAGCTATTAGGAATGAAGGACCAACTCGATTAGGCCACACTATACTTTATGATAAATTAATCAATGAAGTAGCTACTAATGATGTGGCTATGATTTATCATGCTGACATGTATCTATGTCCTGGGGCTTTAGATGCTATTAAAAAGCATATTAAACCTAAAACAATAGTATCATTAACTAGGATTGAACCCCCATTACATCCACCAGGACCAGAGAAAGTATTTATTGATTGGGGAGCTACTGAGCCAGAACAATTTAATGAGGTTAAATTTTTAGAATGGTTTAACACATTGGAAAAAAAAGAACCAACTGAAGGCATTTTTGCACCTTGGGCTTTTTATAGATCTGATTTTCAAAAAATAGGAGGACATGATCCTTTATTTGCTCCTCAATCTAAAGAAGACAGTGACATATTTAATCGTTTTCAACTTAATAAAGTTAAGTTTATACAAACATGGGAAGGATTTGTTTACCATATGACATGCCGTGGTAGTAGATTTAATCCAACATTAACAACACCAGGTAAAAATAGTAGTGAGTGGGAAGCTCAAAACTTAAAATCATCTAGAAATTTTATTCGTAAGTGGGGACATTTTGTTAAACATGATCCATTTATGAAACCAATCATACCTCATAAGTATGATATTGGATTTGTAGTTCATAATTGTAATTTAGAAACATTAGCTATTTTAGAACCATGGTGTAATAATATATACATTGATAATATAGAAATGCTTTTACAACAATATCTAGAGTTAGAACAACCTCATACTATTATTAATTTAAAAGATAAGATTAAACTAATAGGACATAATACATCTAATAATGATATTACTATTGAATTTGATGCTACAAAATTAACTCAAGAATCATTTATTACAGTAACCCAATTCCCAGAAATAATAACTCAATCAGGAGAAATAGGTGAATTTGAATTAGATATATTTAATATTTCTATAGCCTATATGAACACATATGAGGATAAACTTATCCATATTTATAACAAATAATAGGCTATGGCTAAAAAATCAAATAGACAGGTACCCTCTATGGTTATAACCATTAAAGGTGAGGGACAAGCAGATATAAATGCTTTATGTAAAAATGAAATGTTTGTTAAAGCAGTTTATATTGAAACAATAGCTGGAATTAAAGATGCTATTAATACTAAAAGTAAAACAGCTATTTTATTTCAAATAGCTAAAAGTGATTATTATCTAGAGTTAGATAAAAGCCAATGGAAACAAGCTTTACAAACATGTATTGATAGACTCATTGAAACAGAGCAATATGAAGAGTGTTCTAAAATAAAAGTGTTGATGGATAAAATAAAGTAATATGAAACAAAATAGTTATGATGATATTAAGAAAGCTGTTGATCAACTATTAAAAATAACTTCTACAGTTAAGCGTAAGAAAAAAGCTTATATTGATAAACAAAAAGATTTGTTTATTAATATAATTATGGCTTTACAAGCATCTCAAACTAGAACTATTCTTACCCAAACAGAATTAAAACTTGATTTTAGTAGTTATGATGAGATGTATTTGCAAATAATTGATTCACTTATACTACTTCATTTTGGTAAAGAAGGATTTGAGTTAATAAGTTGGTACTTATATGAAAAAATAAATCCAGATGGTACATTTAATGAATTACGAAATGCTGATGAGAAAACTGTACCAAGTGATACACCTGAGGATATTTGGAATATATTAGTTAATATAAAAACAAGTAATGAAAGCTAAACCACTATTAAAAAGTGATATAGAGTGTGCTATGAGAATGACTAAATCAAATAGAGCAGGAGCGAGATTTTTAAGATGTAGTTATATCCATTATAAGAAATGGGCTAAAAATTATAAAGTAGATGATAATGATCCTAATTCACTTACTTTATTTGATAAACATAAAAACCAATCAGGTAAAGGTATAGCTAAGTTTTTATCTAATAAAGGTAAAGAACCAGCATTAATGGATGTTATTGAGGGTAGAGTACCTATTGACTCATACACACCTGAAAAATTAAAAAATAGATTAATACAAGAGAGTTACTTACAAGAGTGTTGTGCTAAATGTCAATTTCAAGAGCGTAGAGTAGTAGATTATAAAGTACCACTTATACTTAATTTTAAAGATGGTAATAAGAAAAATTGGTCATTAGATAATTTAGAATTACTTTGTTATAATCATTATTTTCTTTATGTTGGAAACATATTCACTGACAAACAAATACAGCATTTAGAAGATTACAATCCATCTACATTCCAATCTAAAGTAGATTGGGAAATGGATGATCATTTTAAAGAACATCTACAAAACCTAAATATAATTAATACTGATAATGAACCAGGTTCAGAGTTTATTTCTAAAGCTTGACCGCTGTTAATAATCTATATTTAATTAATAAATAAAGGTTATGTTATACAATGTTGAAATTGTTTATGATGATGGACAGTCCATAACTGAATTAGTTCATTCAGAAAAACCACTCACAATTCATCCTAAGCAAGATGGTATTAGAACAGCTAAAGTGAATGTTCACAAATATGAAATTGAATATCATCTACCACCAACTATATTTTTTTCACCAACTGATGGTAAAAAGTATCTAGTACCAATGTGGGTTGAAGTTCATCCAAATACAACATATGGTGATATTAAATGGATTAAACCTAAAGTAAAAAAAGTAATTGAACATATCCAAGGTTCAATGGGTGCATATAAAACCACTTATGATCCAAATAAAAATACTTACAAATGTACTTGTATGGGATTTTGGAGAAGTAAGGGTAATTGTAAACATGTTAAAGCACTTAAAGAGAAAAATTTGGTTATCAAAAGTAAATAACTTAAATTAATATTATGAATGAAATATTTTTTGGTGGCGGAAATAATCTTATAATTCAAACATCTAAAAATGTACAATTAAGAGAAACATTAGTTCTTATTAATGGACAAAAAGAACCAATTGAATTGGATGTAAAAATAACCGCAGATTTTAATACAATACCTGAAAAGTATCATGAAGTTTTTTTAAATATTATGTCTTCAAAATATTATAATAGAGTATCGTTTGGTGATAATCCATTTAGTCAATGTGTTCCACCTAAAAAGAAAAAATGGTATCAGTTTTGGAAATAATATTTATAAATAAATAAAGAATATGTTAACAATAAAATATTTCACAGCTAGTTGGTGTGGCCCATGTAAAATGTTTGGTCCAATATTTGATAAAGCAATGATGGAGACAGGAGTTAATTATCAAAAAATTGATGTTGATCAAAATAAAGATATAGCTCTTAAATATGGAGTCATGAGTGTTCCTTCACTTATATTTGAGCGTGATAATGTTATGATCAATAGAAGAACAGGTGTTTGTTCATATAATGAATTGATCACAATGATTAACCGCTCATGATTAGTTGACCTGAGTTTTTGTGTTAAATTTAATTATAAATAAAAATTAAAAAAATATGGGACGACACGTAAATTACGCTGATGAACAGGACCGATGGTTAAATAAAGCGGAAAAAATTAATCGTAAATTTAAAAAACAACGTTTAGAAGATAGAGATCCTAATTCATTAACACTTGCTGAACAGTTGGAATTGGAACGTCGTAGAAAAATTGAATATCGAAAACAAAAAGAACAACAGGCAATGACTCCTAAAAAAGAAGAAGTTTGGATTAGTCATTATCGACCCAAGCAAAAATAATATATTTAAATAAATAAAAATAAAAGTTATGAAACAAGTATTTAATGAGTTGTCCATGGTGGACATTAAAAAAACCGCTCCAAGTGTTTTCCAAAGTAAGCACAAAGGTAATTTAAGTAAACACTATGTGCACATTCCAACAGATCAAGTAATTAATGACATGATTCAATTAGGTTGGAAACCATGTCAAGCAGTTGAAATCAAAGCTCGTAAAAAGAATACAATTGGTTATCAACGTCACATGATTAAATTTTTCAATCCAAATATTGAGATTGAAGGTGTTAATGGTGATAATGTTTATCCACAAATCCTATTAACAAATAGTCATGATGGTTTGAGCTCATTTAAATTCCAAATTGGTTTGTTCCGTTTGGTATGTTCAAATGGATTGGTTGTTATGGATAGTAGTTATGGTGATTTTAAACTACGTCATATGGGTTATACATTTAAGGAACTACAACAGAAAGTATCTGAAACTGTAGCAGCGTTTCCTGGATTGGTTAAGAAAATTAATGAGTTCCAAAATGTTGAATTGAGTGACTGGCAAGTAAAGAAATTTGCTAAAGGTGCAGCACTGGTTCGTTTTGGTGATAATGTTAAGGTTGATATTGATACATTATTGAAAATAGACCGTGTTGAAGACTCAGGTAACAATTTATGGGCTGTGTTCAACCGTGTTCAGGAGAAATTGATTAATGGTAACTGTTCATATACTATGGGTGCTAGGATTCGTAAAGCTAGAAAAATTAAGAACTTTAGCATGGATCTTAAGATCAATGAAGCGCTTTGGAAATTAGCTGAGGAGTATGTTAAATAGTACTCCCAGCTTTTTAATATTTATATTAAAACACTCATGGCTAAAGTATTTGAATTTAAGTCAGTTGGGGACCTTAAACAGAAAGTTGAAGGTAAAGATTTAACACTATCTCTTGAGGTGTATAATCAAATTAAAAAAGCATTTTATAGTAAAGTTAAGCGTAAAAAAGTAAAAGCGTTTTCAGCTAAAGTAGGTAGTCGTGACATTATTGATTTTATACTAGAACGCAACCAATGGAAAACATCATTAAATACTTGTTTAAATGTTTTTGTTAGAAATGAAATGTATGAGGAATGTGCTGTTATTAGAGATATGTTAAATAAATTATAATATGTTAACTAAGGATGATATAACAAGAAAAAATGCTCTAATCATATTTGATTGGTGTAAAAAACAATTTGGTACTAGTTCAACAAATGGTCCTTATCCTAAATTAATATTCCATAAAAAAGGTGATTATGCTGGTTTATATGACCCATGGAAAAATGAAATACATGTTTGTAAAAAATATCATAGAACAATTTTAGGTTTTATATCAACTATAATACATGAGTTTGTTCATTATAGATTTCATAGTGTTAAAAAACAATATCAAGAACTAAATAAAATATATACTTACAAATCACATCCTATGGAACGTGAGGCAAGTAAGTTAGAAAGAAAATATAAATGGGTTTGTTATTATGATTGTTTCTCATCTAACACTCCTTAAACTTTGTTCATACTTTTAGTTTTTATTTATTATCTCTGTTTGTGTCTACTCACGGGGATTTTTTAACCCTAATTAATTAGTTATGTTTATTTAAATATTTATACCATGATTATTGATTATACAACTAGAGAAATTATTAGCAAGTATGTTAATGAATATGTTCCTGAAGGTATTCAGGAGCAATATCATGTTAATTGTAGAAAACATACAGAACAAATAATTGAAGCTCTAATTGAGAATAATATAATTGATAATAAAGAAACAACAATTGAAGCTGTTTGCTTATGTTGGAGTGAGTTTATATATAGAAAGTTTAGTATACTAAACTAATTTTTAACAAAACCAAGCCCTGTATGGACCAATGTTTAATCCATTTGAAAAATTTGCAGATAAGATACTGCACCGAGACAAGAAAGGGCAAGACCTTAAAAAATACTCTATTGATTTAAATGGTGTATTAGGAAAGAGTATTGATAATAAAGAATCACAACACAACGAGAATAGGAAATTGGTTGGTACAACCAAAATATGTTTAATGAATAAGTTACATTTCTGGATTAATAAAACAACTGGTGTTCATTCATCACATATTGCTTATCTAGAACATGATATAAAACAAGCTGCTACTATTTGTGATCTAATTAACCAGGATAAGTACACAAAAGACGATATTACAAAATTACGTAATATTTTACAAAAACATAACTGTTTATAGGACATTAATTATCAATGTTCTATAGAACGTTGAAAATCAACGTCTTATAATGTGAAATCCATGAGACTGACCACAACTATTTATGTATCTTTATTATATAAGAAAATGATTATTTGGTTATTTATAATATTAGTGATTGTGATTAATGTGATTGAAGTGGTCAAAGATGTCATTGATATTATTAGGTTAATTATTAACCGTATTTTCAAATAATTGATTGACCATAATTGATTTGGTAAATTTAAATATAAATAAAAAAACAAATATGAATACAGGTAAAAGAAGAGGTAGACCACGTAAAAATCAGGTTATGGAGTATCAAGTAACTGTTCCTAGTAAAATTGATTTTAATATCATCAAATTGAATAATTTGGATATTGATCCAAGAATGATGGACACTATGAAGAGTGGTATGTTGATTGATGATTTGATTAGTCATGAAGGTGGAATACCATGTGCAACAAATATAATGTGTATTGGTGATCCAGGTGTAGGTAAAACAACTGTGTTACTAGATATTTTAGCTGGTGTTCAAAACCGTGGTAGAAAATGTTTGTTCATATCTGGTGAAATGGGTAAAAAACAAATGTTTAAGTACACACAACGATTCCCACAATTTGGTAATGTTCAAACATTGTTTATGTCTGATTATTTAGAATATAATACTAAAGATGTGATTGAACAAGTAATGAATATGGGTTGGGATTGTATATTGATAGATTCAATTGCTGAAATTATTGAGGGTGTTAGAGATGATAATAAATGGGATCGTAAACAAGCTGAATCATGGTTAGTTGATTTGTGTATTAAGAATAATAAAGGTGAAAATAAAAAAGAAGCATACACATCGTTTTTATTGGTTCAACAAGTTACTAAATCAGGTGAGTTTGTAGGTAGTAACAAATTGAAACATATGACTGACGCGATGATGGAAATGCGTAGAGAAAGTGAACGTGATGGAGGTGGAACATATATGAACTTCATCAAGAATAGAAATGGTAATGTGGATGTTAAGTTTGGTTACCAATTGAATAATGACCACATATATTATGGAACAATGGTTAATGAAGATGCTGAATAATTAACCCAAACAAAAACATTATATTAATAAAAATAAAAGTTATGAACACAAAACAAGTTTTATATAATGTGCTTAAAAGCCAATTAGATATTAAAGAACAAGAATATAAATTGTTCCATAAAACAGTCACAACACCAGCTATTGAAGAAGTAAATAATGAAATAAAACAATTTTTTAATATATTAACACCAATTAATAATATTAATATTGAAATTGAATCATCAAGAATTACTATTTGTGATAATAAAAAAAATAGTTGGTATAAAGATATTGAACTAATATTACAATCAAGTTATAAAAGTGATGTTAAACATGTTGATATCAATTGGAATAATGGTACATTTAATTTAATAGATAAAATCCAAAATAAAGTTGTTATTAATCTAATATCTGTGTATGCTAATAACCTTAAAGCAATTGAGGATAAATGGATTAATGATTGGTATGAGAGACGTAGACAAATAGATAAAAATGATGATGATAAAAATAGAGAGTTCACTAATTTACAATCAGCTCTAAATAATCTCAAATATGAAATAATTGGTGATGCTAAAGAATCAATGAAACAAATTGGTTTTGAGATTAAGAAATTTAAAGATGTATATGGACTAGATTGGGATTATGATAAAGATGAAAATAGATCAGTAACTAAATGTATCTATAAAATTAATATAACAGCTAAATCAATTAAATTACAAATAGGTCGTTCACAATATGATACAAAATGGATTAGTGGTTTTAAAGTATTAAGTAAGAAAGGAAATAAATACAAGATTGAAGCATATAGAGAAGATTATGATGGTGTTTATAATTATGAAGTATTAGAAAAGAAATTTGATTCATTTATTGATGAGGTATATGAATGGGAAAACAATAAAGCAGATAAGAAAAAGAATGAAACTGAAGAAAGTTATAACCAACATACACAATAATCAAATCCATTCTTTAATTACTAAGTTTGTTAACCCAAACAAAAATTAATATATTTAAATAAATAAAAATAAAAGTTATGGCAAAAAAATTCACACTGACAAAAGAAGTAGATTACAAAAATGGCCAAATGGATATTTGGTATATGGTTAGACTAGAACATGAAGATGGAAGTAAACAAATAATTGATTTAGTTAAAGATGATGAAGAAAAAGCTCATGAGTTATTGAATCTGGCTATTAAAAAATGGGTACCATCAAGTAAATCAGTAATTAAAGAAGTAGTAGTTGAAGCATGAGGGGAAAATTAACAGATGAAGATGTAGTAAGAGATGTCATAAACAGAATGTTTGAAATAGCTGGTTATGACACTTGCTATGAAGATATTGTTAATAGAAAAGATGATTGGTATACACAATGGACAATGACTGAAGAACAAGGTAACATTTGGAGACAATGGATGATTGATTTTTTTAAAAAAGAATGTAAATATCATTCTAAAATAGCAGAACAAAAAGCAGCAATGTATGATTTAATGTGGGGTTTAAAATATAGACATGAATAATCAAGGTAAAAAACCAAGTCAAATTAGAGGCGGTGAAAGATTTGCTCTCATTGTTTTAGTGTTAATTTTTATTACTATAGTTATATTAAGTTTATTATGAGTTGGAAATATGAGCCTAAAAAACGAGGTAGACAGTCAGCTAATGAGTTGACTGAACAAGAGTCTAAATCAACTAAATTTACTAGAACATATGAGGATGAATTTACTATTGAAACATGGAAATTTGATTTGAAGAAATTTGATAAAGGACCAATTGAAGTAGATATTAAGTATAAAACAGGTGCTGAAAAAGCACTTAAATTAAGAGCTAAAGAAGCAAAACAAGAAAAGAAAATAGCTCGTCAAATGAAAAAAATAGAACAAAATGATAGACCCAAACAACATAAATTCAGGGAGTGATTATGCTCAAATAGTAATTGATAATATATTAGAAATAGAGAGAACATTACCAGTAGATCAACAAATGCCATTTGATCTACTTACTTATTTGACTAAATTAATTGAGACAGAAGCAGATAAATATTATACTGAATATATAATTGGTAAACGAGAGACATTTCTATTTAATAGTGTTGAATTAACTGATTTATTTAATAAAGCAGGTGAGTTATATGTTGGTGATATACTTGATGGGTTAGTAGATAAAGATATGCTTGAAGTAAGTATAGATGAAACAGGAGAATTTTTATATGGATTAAGTAAGAAAGGAGAACAAGCAATTGGAATTAATCAGTCTAAAAAACGAGGTAGAAAATCTAAAAAATGATTAAAGGTATTTTAATATTACTAATACCATTAATTGAATGGTTTGGAATAATTTTATTTTTAATATTAGATAAAGACAATGGCGAAGAAAACAATAACAAATAATACTTCAGGCATTATATTCACTACAAGTAATACTAGTATTAGTCAAAGTATTCATACAGCTATGGGAACAACATCAACAACATGGCATCATAACCCTAATCCAGGTAATCAAGTTGTTTATAGTAAACCATCAATTGATCCAACTCCATTTTGTATAAATTTTAACTGGGATGATAAAGAAGTTGATGTTGCTTTAAAAAATGGTAATGATATATTCAAATTAGCAAATGCATTTATGGAGTGGTTAGATAAAAATGAAATTGAGTATAGTATTAAAACAAACAGCAGAAAGAAGAAAAAATAAGTTTGTCTACATAAAAATAAGATATTATATTTAATATATAAAATTAGTAATTAAAATTTAAAACAAAAAACACAGTTATGAGTTTTCAAACTAAAGTACGTGCGAATTACTTGAACCGCACAGCCAAGTTGTCATTTTTCAAGAACCGTCAACGCAACGGTGATGTGACAAAAATTGCTGACACAACTGGTTACAGTGAGCGTATGATCTATTATGTGCTTGCTGGTGAGCGTCGTGTTAATCAAATCATTGCAAATGCAATGTATAATTTGACAAGACGTCGTATGCGTAACGAAGAGTTCCTTGGACTTGTTTAATTGTAGGTTACGTTCTAAGACTGCCATGAAAGGGTTAGCGGTTCAACTTTTAAGTTGACCGCTTTCTCTTATTTATATTAATATAAATGAAATAATATGGTAATCTTTAAAGGTAAAAAGCGTAAATTTATTCACACCATGGATATTACTTTAAGTGATATTCGTGCTGTGTTTTTTCCATTTACATTTGATGAAAAGTATAAATACTTAGGTAGTGTACCATGGAATGAAAGTGGAGAAATATTTCAAGCAATGGAGCCACTTGTTATCTTTATGGATTATAAAGCCAGGCCATGGTGGTGTCCCAGATTTGTATTAAGATTTTTACATTTGTTTGGAGATGATAATTCAATTGTTAGAGTTAGAAATAGAGCATTAAGTAATCTTAAAAGAAGACTTACCAAAGGGTATAGTATAATAGACTATAAGACTAAATGGACTTATTATGATTTAAGAATATCTATTTCAGGTAGCAATCAGATGTGGTTTCTTGTTAATGCTATTGAGGAAAAGTTCTATAACAATGAATATAGAATAAATTTAGTAAACCAGATTAAGAATTTAGATCCAAATACTAAATTTCATAAAGGATATACAACCGACACATTAAAAGATGAATTGGACCGACTAATGAATGATTAAAATTTAAAAATATTTAATATAAACATAAATGTATGTATAACAAAATTAGAGCAATATTAGTAACATTATTAATTATACTAAGTGTAGGTGGTATAATAAATATTGGAATGAATTATCCAAACGAAACCAGATATGGTGTACTAGTGATAATGATAGGTGGATGGTTATATTGGTTATACCAATTAGTGTTGAGTATAATAGAAAATAAATAAACAGTTATGACAACAATAGTACATCAAAATGAAGCCAAATGGGGTAAACCAGCATATATAAAAATAGTAGATGACAAGGTCATATATGATTGATCTGATAAGGGATTAGAAAAAACAATAACAAATGACAGAGATATTAGGATGGATAGCAACAGCAGTGGTAGTAATATCATTTACAGTTAAAGACATATGGTGGCTTAGAGCAATAAATGCTATAGGTGCTACAATATGGTTTATATATGGTGGTTTAAAAAATGATATACCATTACTAGTTGTAAACATGCTAATACTAACAGCACATATTCATTGGTACTATAAACAACAAACAAAATGAAATTAATACCATTTATATACTACAATATGTGGTACGTGTTACCTATGATAAGCATTATATATGAACCAAAGTACTATCTAAGTATAGATATAGCATGGTTAAAATGGGGAATAGGAATAATAATAGATAAATAAAAAAAAACACAGCAATATGATAATCCAGACAATACATGAGATATTAAATCCGTTTGATGTGGAGGTAAAAAAACTTGGCCATGGTGTTGCATTATTTATAATAGCAGGTAGTATACATAGCAACCCTCAATTCATAATACGATTTTATAATACAGGTGAGGTGCGTACGGTTGATCAAAACGATATACAAATATATGGTAACCCAACAACGGGAGAACCATTAACTCCAATACAAGTAGATGCGCCTAAAATGCAAGATAAGGCGCCTAAACCAACAAGTACAGTGTGTGACAATTAATTGTAATGGATGACATGATGTTGGGTAAAACGTTTATATGCAGCGTATGGGTAACGTTAGGTGCGTATGGGTATGTGACAAGATAATTAGATGTGGGTGTTAAGTAGATGTGGGTAGGTTCCCTTCTTTTACACTGGTCATCCAAGCCTTACTCAACAGGACTCTATATAAGTATATACGCTTGCCTGACCGGGACATGTTCACTATCTTTATTATATAATAAGAAAATATGGGAACACATATCACGATTTTAGAATTTTTAGTTATTAGCGCTCTAAGTGTACTGGGTTATGCAGTAGTGAAGGCTGCCTATGAAACGTGGTTCAAAGCTTAATTGACCACGGCTCCGATGCTATATTTAATATATAAATGAATAACATGAACACAACAGTAAACAGAATGAGATTGGATGAAGTGATTAGTTGGTTTTCACAACGTGGTTATAAACAAACAGCTAGTTACTTTATGGTTATGGTTAAGGACCAAGCCGCGTATGATGTAATATTAGACCGTAACGCGTTTTGGATCAATACAAAAATAGTACATGGCCACCTTGGTGATCATTTATTTAAAGAATTAGAATGTGATGTATGTACTTGGATGCCAGCCGAAATTGAGCTTGCCTGACCGATCAAAACATATTATATTTAAGTATTAATAACAATAAAATAAAGGTTATGTCAAGTGAAAAACAAACAGCAAAACGTGGTCGCCCAATTGTGGAAGGATCTAAACGTCAAGCAGTACTTGCTATGCGTGAGGCAAAACGCGCTCAGGGTATTGAACTTAAGCGTGGCCGCCCAGCCGGTACTAAGAAAGTAACTAATGTTACTGTTGAGGTAAAAGCTAAGGCTACTAAGGCTCAAAAACAAGCAGCGTTGGCAACAACAGCTGATGTTAATGAGGCTTAATTAATTAGTGATTAACACAGCGGCCCCTTATAGAGGGGCATTCGCTGTAGCGTATACATGGGGGTGGGGTGCACCTAACATATGTTAGCCTTAAATTGCCTACTGAGGCAGGCCCCCTAATTTAATTATATGTATAAATAAAAATTAAACATGACTAACTTAACACAGTATCTAGCCGAAATCAAAGCCGAATTACAAGAACTATATGAGGATCTAAACTATGAACTACAACAAACCGATAACCAGGATCTGATAGATGATAGTTATCATAATGTAACTAGTAAACTTGAATCGGCATTATCTGAAATGGAAAACCTAATTCATGACATTGATAATAATATGTATGGTGACCTGTTTGATGATGACGGGATGTTAGAGGGCGAAGAGTATTAGATGTGTGTGTTAGAGGATTTTTGTTTTTAAAGGATCTTTGTTTTTAAAGGACCCCCGATAATTGAGGTCCATCGAGGGGAGAGGTTGACCCAAAAAAAAGGATATGTGTTTAGAGATCGTAAACAATAAACCACATCGACATATATATACCTATATACACACCCCCAAAACATAATGGAGCTTCAGAAATACCCCTTTGTGATTAATTTCACAAGGGGTAAACTCTTCTTTTTTTATAGATTTTTTCGTCGATGGAAAGTATATACAAGTAACCCTGTTGGGTTGATTATTTCATAGAATGTTGATTTTCAATGTCCTATAAAAGTGGGTAGGATCCCTTGATTGACCGGGACTATCCATGTATCTTTAATTATATGGAATTATTAAAAAATATAGGTTATGTGATTTTGATGACTCTAATATTAATCATGCCTTGGTGGATATTAATAGTTTTTATTGTTTGGGCTATCCAGAATAGAAATGACTGCAACCCCTAACATATATTTAATATATAAATAAAAAATATGAGTTATGAATAAGATGCAATTAGAAATTTTAAGTAAATTACCCAAACGTCATTTTGACGCAGTTATTAAACTATTGAATAACAAAGTTACCAATGAGGATTTAAAACCTATGTTTCCAGATGGTTGGAATGATAATAGTAAATGGCCAGAGTTTAAAAACAATTATGATTCATTTAGAGTCCATCAAGTAAGAATTGACTATGAACTTGAAAAAATGATGGGTTGTTAATTTATTAAAAATAAAGATTATGTATAAAAAAGAAGTTATGAATACCAATTTTAAACCACTACAAGATATTAACTGTGTAAGTGGTAGTAGTTTTTATCAAGATGTTATTTTCGCCACACCAAATCAACTCAGATATATACTTGGAGAACCAGCATATGAACAGAATGATGGTACTAATAAAGTAAACATGGAATGGTATATGGAAATGAATGACAGTAATATATTCACTGTATATGCTCGTCCTCGCTATTATAAAGAATACAGATCACTACATCCAAATGAACAAATTGAATGGCATATTGGTGGTCATGATCAATTCACAACACACCTGGCCAAACAATTGTTAAGTGAAGCACTTCAAGAAACCACTGATGAAGGATTATTGGATGATTAATTTAACCTCAATTAATTAAGTATATTCATATATAAATAAGAAGATATGGAAAAGAAAATTCAAATCGAGTTAAGTTTAGAAGAGTTAAATGAGATTTATTATGTGTTTGGAAAAACATTCCTTGGTAAAACTTATGCTTTAGCCAATTATGAATTAGTAAAACAAATAATAGATAAAACAAGAGAATTAGTTAAAGAAGTAAAAGAATGAGTGTTAGAGATATAAAACGTATAACTGAAGAACAGGCCCATTATTATAAGCCTATTTTAAATGGAGATATTTCAAAAGCAACAGCTTATACTTTAACTCCTAGTAATGAACCAGAATTTAAAGGATGGGAAGATGTTACTTATTATCAAGAATCACCATTTGCTCAAGATGGTTCATTAATACCAACTGAATTTGTTTATGTTTTAGTAAATGCTTCATGTCCTGGAATGGTTAAAATAGGAATGACTGTTAGGGATGTAGACACTAGAGCAAAAGAAATTTCAGGTGCAACTGGTGTTCCGACTCCATGGATTTCGATTTATTCATTTAAATGTTTTAATTCACATAAACTAGAACAAGAACTTCATGAACATTTAGATGCAGTTCGTGTAAATGAGAATCGTGAAATGTTTTATATGAAATCAATTGACGCTATTCGAATTGTGGAGAAATTAGGAGAAAAATATACTGTCCCTAACCTTAACTCTTAATATATTTTAAAAATAAAAAGTTATGTTAAATAAGATTTTTCAAGTACGTGTTGGTACAATTTGGTCACAAAATAATAGTAGTATTGAATGGAATATAGCAAAGTATTGGGATAGTGATGCTTATTATTTTATTAATCAATCTGATAGTGAAGAGATTCAAGATGTTTTTAAATTAGTTCTCCAATCTCAAAATACAGTTAATAAAGGAAATATTGTTTATGCTTCTAAAGCAAGTGAAATACCACGTTTCAAACTTAAAGAGTTTATTAAGGATAAAAGATTGAAAAAAACATCTCGTTATAACCACGCTGATGTTGTGATTATTAATAAGGGATATATAATGGAATTACTTAAAAAATTTAAGTTTGATAAGTATACTTTTATTAAAGGAGATTTTGTAAAAACCAATATTAAAAAGTGGGCTAATCCTAATTTAAAAGATAAAGGAAAATCTATACTAGATATTGTTAATAATACTAAGGATATAAACTTAGTTGCTATGATAGATAACTATTCAATTAATGATATTCCTAAATCATTAGTTAAATACCCAGCTGAATTTGCTAAATATGAAGATAATACTCATCAAATAAAAGGAACATTTATTAGTTTGTATCGTAATGAACGATTGAAAAATTTATTAGGTATACTTTATGAATTAAAAGATGTTATTAAGTCAGGTAGAGTAAAAATTGTATTTGATGAGGATTTGTTTATTGAGTTAAATAAAGAGGGAATTGAGTTGGATGAGGAATATTTACAAACACTTCATGATATGTTATTTAGTAAGGATACAGCTAATATTAAATTAGGATTTGAAATGATGTCTAATTTGGTTTTGAACCAATCAACAATACTATCAATATCATTTCTATTAAATAAGTTGATGAGTACAACTAAATTTAGACCTAGTTATTATACATCATCTAATACTAACTTAAAGAGTCTATTTAAACTACTTAGAACAAAAGGTATATATTGGGAACGTGATTGGAAAACATTTGGTACTGGGTTGAGAAATAACTTTAAAATAGGAAAAGAAGGTGATATTGTTAAAAAATTCTTATTGGATAATATTAACCGTGAATTCAAATTAAGTAACACAGCCGCTGAATCATTAGTGGATATTGTTTTTTCAACCGAGACTCAAATGAAAGATTTGCTCAGTGTTAAATTAATATAAAATAAATTATATGATAGATAATACACATGCGGATATTGCGAAACATTCAAAGATATTAATGTTTAAGGAACCATTTTATGGATTGTTCCTAATTAGTTTAAACAAAGAATTAAATGATATTGTTTCAACTGCTTGTGTTGCTAAAGATGGTATCAATACTAAATTAGTTATTAGTCCTAAATTTTGGGAAACAATAAGTGATAATGTTAAAGTAGCAGTATTAAAACATGAATTATTACATATTGCTTTTAAACACTTACAAATGTATGATTCATATTCAGAAAAGGAGTTATTGAATATAGCCGCTGATTTAGAGATTAATCAATACATTGAAGACTCTTATAAAGACAAAACTTGGGATGGTTTAGAAATTACTAACGCACCTTGGGCTGCTATGAATTTACCTGTTAAAGCAGGTACTAGAAAGTATTATGAGTTGTTACAACAAGAAATACAAAATAATCCTGATGGTGATGTAGCTAAGTTTGTTCAAGCAATGAAAGATGCTAATGGTGATGGTGAAGTAAGAGAAATAACATTAGGTGATGGTACTAAAGTCACTGTTAAAGCATCTCATGAGTTTTGGAAGCAATATGAGGGGATGGATGAGGCAGAAAAGAAATTGATGGAAAAACAAATTGAACATCAACTTAAAGACACTGCTGAACAGGTTATGAAACAAAGAGGTACTGTACCTGGTGAGTTGAAAGAATTGATTGATTCACTTTATGTTTCTGAAGAACCAGTTATTGATTGGAGAACATATTTAAGACGTTTTAATGGTATGGCTAGTAAGGTATTTACTAAAAAAACAAGACGTAAACCAAATAAACGTTTCTATGGTAATCCAGCCCTTAAAATTAAACAAAGAAAAAATACACTTGTAGCTGTTGACACATCAGGATCAGTTTCTAAAGATGATTTAAAGGAGTTTTTAAGCGAGATTCATCATATATGGAAAACAGGTACTGAAGTAACTGTTATTGAATGTGATGCTTCAATTGGTCGTGTTTATGAATATAAAGGTAAAGCTGAAGAAGCCAAAGAAGTAACTGGTCGTGGAGGTACAAGTTATGAACCAGTATTAGAATATTTGTGGGATCATAAAGACAAATACCAGAACTTAATTTATCTAACTGATGGTGAATGTTCAACTAGAATGACACCTTGCAAACCAACATTATGGGTTCATTGTTCAGGAAGAAGAATTAATGATGAATTACCAGGTGCTAAAGTACAAATTAATTCATGAAAAAATAAATAACAATGGCTAAGAAATCAACATCAAAAACAAATGCAACTGTTTCATTAAATGTCCATGAATTGAAGGACTTTTTGAAACACATTATTGATAACAACCGTTATCTACAAGAAAACAATAAACCAATGGTGAGTATTGAAGTAGTAGGTGATTCAGGTATTGGTAAAACATCTTCTATTATTCAACTTGCTAATGAGTTGGGATTGAATTTTATTAAATTGAATCTAGCACAGATTGAAGAAATAGGTGACTTGGTTGGTTTTCCAATTCGTCAATTTGAAATGACAGATACTAAAGAAAGAGTATGGATAGATGAAAACGCAGTTGAGGACTATCGTAAAGAAGGTTATGCAACTACAGGTTTGAACCGTATGAGTTACTGTCCACCAGAATGGATTAGTGGTAAAGAAAATGGTGGTATTCTATTATTGGATGACTGGAATCGTGCTGATATGAGGTTCATTCAAGCTGTAATGGAGCTAATTGATCGTCAACAATATATTAGTTGGAAGTTACCTAAGGATTGGCATATTGTATTAACAAGTAATCCTGATAATGGAGATTATTTAGTTAATAGTATTGACAATGCTCAAAAAACAAGATTTATTAGTGTTAATTTAAAATTTGATCTTAAATGTTGGGGTAAGTGGGCTGAAGAGAATAAGTTAGATGGTCGTTGTATTAATTTTTTATTAATGCATCCAGAACTAGTTACTAAGGAAATTAATAGTAGAAGTGTTAGTATGTTCTTTAACAGTATTAGTTCTATTAAATCATTTGAAGACCAATTGCCATTAATTCAAATGATTGGAGAAGGTTCAGTTGGTAGTGAGTTTAGTACTTTGTTTACAATGTTCATTAATAATAAGTTAGATAAGATGATTTCACCAGAAAATATCATGACTCAAGATGAACAGTATGTGATGAATACACTTAAGAATCTAGTAGGTAAAGATAAAGCATACCGTGCAGATATTGCCTCAACATTAGGTACAAGAGTTGCTAACTATTTAGAGTTTTATGCTAAAGATAATAGTGTTGAGAAACCATTAATTGAACGTATTGGTAAAATTATTACTGAAAAAATATTTGCTACTGACGTTTGTTATAATATGATTAAGTCTATTTATAACAGCAATCCAGGTAAATTTAAATTAATGATGTTAAATAAAGAATTAGTTAAATATATTACCAAATAATGTTGGTGTTGATTAGCCTGAGGGGTGAGCGTGAGTTCACCTCTCTTATATATTTATATATAAACATCAAAAAAAATTTGGCCTCCCAGAGAATTTTCCATATTTTTTTTAGAGCACTAATAAGTAACTTATGAATAATAAGAGTGAAGTAGGAATAAGGTTATTGACATTAGATGATTGTGATTATTGTGATTGGTTGAAGAGTGAATTAGACGCTGAAGGGATAACCTATGAGAATATTGATGCTTATAAATTTAATGAATTTGCTGATAAAATAGAGGACAAATTTAAAACTAAATCATACCCAATTGTATTCATTGATTTGGGAGTTAAAGTAATTACTATCATCTCAGAAACAGAGTTGGAGACATCAGATAAATTACTTACATTTGATACAATACCAGACTTAATTAATATTATAAAAAGATATATATGAGATATAAACAACCAGTAGAAAACAAATTAGATCAACTTGAAAACATGTTAATTGGTTTTGAAGCACAATTTTCAAATCCTAAATTCACAGTATTATTAGATAAA